CTTTGTTTAAGAATGCTATCTAGCACATCAGCTAGAATGATCGCCTCCTGGAATGGCTCAGGATATTTGATATTTAGAACCAGTCTTCATAGGAAGACCTGTGGCTCATCCGGTATGTTATCATCGCGGTAAGTGAGGTCAAAAAGTAGAATACACAATCATATCCATTCGATACAATTAAAGTGCAAGCTTCTTATGGTTACTCACTAGCACGTTATAGTCTTTTGCAACTTCCATCCGTGCTTGACTAGTGATGAAAGAGGTTCAAATGCTCGGTTTAACGTCATAATGTGTAGCTGAGCTGGACAATTACTACACATACCCCATAACGAGGCAGTTATACTCATATCAAAGGATTATAGAAGATTTGAATGTGATAAAGCGTTCTTGGTATTTTGTTTTACTTTATCTTTTTGTTTTTTGATTTTTGTTTTTAATTGATTTTTATATTATTATTGCTCATCAACCTCAACATTCAGCCAAATTATTGATTTCAACATCATAAGTGAGGGTTTCTGTCACTCTTGTTAATTCTGGGGCTATTTCTTCATAACATGGTTCTAACCAACTAGTTAAATCCGAGTGATGTTTAACTTTTAATTTGTATTACCAGTTAAAATCTAATTCATTTTTCATTCCTCTTGTTACTTTCTGGTCTTTGGCGTATTCAAATCTCTATCTGAGGCACTGCATATATTCTGGTAATGATTCTAGTGTTATGTGCTACATTCTGTTGAATTATTTCTAAGTTAAAGGATTTTTGTCATCGATGAATGTAGCTTAAACATTAATTCTTTCAGGTAATCTTATAAAATCTACAATCTCATAATTCTTACACACTTTCATAGATAAAAACTCATGTCCTGATATGTCTCTAGTAATTTTTAACTCAGTTATGGTTTATCCTAATCCTGACAACCCTGAAGCGTTTTTATCTCCGATATATTCTGCAACTTTTTCCTCCATAAACTTGATGAATTCTGCATCACTTTTGAATTATCCTTTCCTAATAAATATATCATGTAATCCATCATCTCCATTCTAATCTATATATATATATATATCATGTGTTTTTTATAATATCCACTCTAAAAACTTCACGTATGATATACATCTAAGAGTATTCCCTGCTGTAGTTACGAAGGGGTGTCCCGAAGCAACTTTGCCCAAAATTATAGCGGAGAGTAATTTCAGGTTATTTCTCTCTCCTTTATCTTAGAAATCTTTTTTATTAGGGTATTAAGCTTTTAATTTATATTTAATTGTCCTTAATCTATTCAATACTTCTCGTTGGTGTTCGGGAGGTATCTCGGTTTTTTCCATGGCATATTTGCCTAAAGCATCTATTATTCGCAAATCCATCAACTACATCAACACCTCGTGTTAGTGAGCATCATGAGACGATCCATCCATTGACATCGTAAAATGGTCCCATTGATCAGCTGGATGTCTTAACCTGAGTTTCTCCAATTTCCTTGTTTTACGGAGAGATAATTCCTCCACTGATAGCCCACTTGCTATTCCGTATGTCCAATGCCATGGTTCATCCCAGTCAGATGCTTTCTTAAGTGGTCCAAATAGACATCCCTACAAATAAGCAGTAATACAACATGTCCAAGGATCTGGGTTAAAAATCATCCTCATTCGGTTTCCATCCTCCTAACCACCCCTCTAATGTTCATCAACTTTTGTTAATAAGGTAAAGGAAACGGGGGTTGTGTACATACTATCCATGGTCATAAACGCTCTCACATATTTTCTACGTTTCTTAGGTACAACGTTTTTAATAAATTCTTCAATGGATACAGGTTTGCTCTCTTGGATTTTCCTTATCATAACTTCCAACTGACGAGGTAATTATTCTTCCAGGAACTCAGAATACAATCTTAAAACTCTGGGGTCACACTTTTTGAACGTGTTTAATCTAAATAATATTGAGAACAAGGAATTAAAATCGCAATGTGCGAATTGACAGAATTTTTCATTGCTATCTATATTTCTGGAGACAGTATTCTCGCAAGTACACTTTGGACCTCGATGAAGTACAAACTTAATTTTTTCGTCTAATAAAAATTGCGGGTTCTATTTAACTTTGGGATTTTTACGGGTGTCAAAATGTTATGCTCTGTCTGTCTCAGGTAGGTAGTTCCCTCTTCCTATTTTCTTTTTCAAATCTGTGGGTTCATTTATTATTTTCTTGAATTCCTTGGAATTTGTTTGAATTCTGTCTTTTACATCCCGGATTATTGGAGCATCGTCGTCAATTGTCAATTGAGTTTAATCTTACTCTTGATTAATATTAGTCCTTTCTTCTTATATAATAAATTCTTCTTCAACGTGCTCCTACTAACCTCTTCTTCCTTATTAAACCCTACCTATTTTCTTCTTTTTTGGATACGAGGGCAGGAAATCCTAATATTCTACATTCGTTTTGGGTTTTCTTTTACTTTCCTTCTTTTAAATCTTAACTTCTAATTTCTTTAATAAATTCTTGTTTGTTTCAGCCATAAAGTCGGCGTCATTAGATAAACATTGATTTCTAAATGAAAAATTCTTTTGAGGACCCCATTCGATACCGACGTATCTTTTAACTCTAGTACTCCATCTACTATACCATGGTTTCTAAATCATTGCTTCTACGTCGGCTATCTATTCATTGTTTAAAGTTGCCATATTCTGCAACAGCCTTTTTTGTTTTAACATGTGGTCCAAGATTCTAAAATCCTTTGGTTACAGACCGGCTTTTAATGCTGCTACATAAAAATTTTAAGCTTGACCTAAAGCTTTTTCCCTAGGTGCAACGTATTCCTAAAGTAATTCTAGTTGTTTTTCGGTTAATTCATATCCATTTTAGACAATTTTCTCATCATACTGATCTTCGGAAATAGATCTTAAATATATCTAATAATCTTGTTTTGTTGCTCTCATCACACGGTTAACAACATAATAAACATTCTCTTCTATCTATATGGTCGACATGGGTACTGATTGGAAATATTTCGTTTTCAAATATCTTTTGATAGGGAATACCTTGTGCTTAATATCAGTGATAGGGGATACTCTATTCTCATATCCTTATGATCCTTCTGGTTCATACTTCATCACACCATCTTTTACAGTGATTTCAAATTCTTTGGATTTACAAGTAAAATTAACCCCTCTGGTTACCTCCATGGCTGCAGTCAGTATTTCTACATCTCTATTATTCCACAATTCATTGATGATTAATTATTCTATTCCTTCGTAAAAATGACAGTCTGAGAATACGTGGGTACGTTTCTCTTCTAATTAAAGGGGAAGTGTTTTTGCTAGAGTCAATGGTTGTCTAGGGGCTGAGCATATAGATGTGGAGTGTTTCTTTAGGTACATATCATCTTCTCTAGAAAACATATATCGAACTGCCTTTATTTACGGTGTCATGTACCTTTATACAGCATGCATCCTACAGGCATGGTCAGTTGTTTCTGTATACTAGTGGGAGTAATGCCCTCTAACACATTTGAAATTTTCAAATGAGGATATCTCTCTCAATTATCCGTGTGAATGAATGAATGGACTATTGACTGTCTCGAAATATATCTAATTTTCTGACCAAAAACCTACTATTGATTTATTTAAAATTTTATCCTCATATCGTTTTTAATACTTCTCATATCTATTAAGATCCTAGAAAACATCAGGGTGCTAGGCTAGAACTCGAGCGTAATCTATTTCTTGCAATTTATCCTAAGAAAATAATAAGTATTGGAAAATGGGAATTCTTAACATTTCATCGTCATATTCTTCACACATTCTTAACTTCCTGGAAAGTATTTCTATTATTTTTAAATCTAACAAACTCGATGCTACGGTCATTACTTCTATCTCTACCAGAGCGTTTGACATCCAACAAATTCTATCTCCCAATTTCTCATCGGGTACCACTACTAAATCTTAGTTGTCTATGATCTCTGCGTTGGATCTAAGATCTCCTTTAGGTCTAGTAAACAAAGGATAGAGGTAGTTACAGTCAGTATCTATATTAGGTGTCAAGTAAGAAAAAAGTTTTAAAATAGTCTTCGGTCCAACAATACTGAACTTCTTCTTGGGGTTTTTTACTTCTCTCAAAGTTTATAGTATCCTCTTATAGTGGGTGGCGATAGTTCTGCATTATAAACTCCTCTGTGTATTAGTTTTTTCTATTTATTCTTCTTTATTAACAATTCCATTTCTCAATACCTTGACTACAGCTTATTCTAATTGTTCGTAAGTTTTGAAGTGAGCTTCTGTGGGTATAGCTACTAGACAATGGGCATCTTCGATTGCGAATTCTATCTCTAGTTTTTGATCTCCGTATAATTCTGCGGATACTCGTTTAAAAAACTCAGGTACAAATTCTAAATTCATTCCCCTGTTTTGGATCCAGGACGTGATGATTGATTTGCTATAAGCATCAGTAACATCGGAAATCTTATAAAGTTTTTACAATAATCCCTTAACTTTGGGGCCTAATTATCCCTCAGTGGCTATTCCTTTAACACATCCTAATACTATGGACTCTAATACGCAATAGTTTCTAACTCCCGGAGGATTGAAGTATTCTCGATTGCCGACAATTTCAGTTGGAATAACTGTAGTAGCTTAATATCCACTTGGTCTCTCCACCTCCTTTTCTTATATTTCTTCTTCTTCTTCTATAGCTGGAAATTCCTTGTTATCTTTATTCTTACTAATTTTCTTTACATACTCGGTCTACTCATCATTTTGTTTCTTCTTACTCTTCCATGTTTTTTATTGATTTTATTTTTAATTCTTCTCTGAGTGTTTTTGATTTTTGCTCTTCTGTCCTTTGTGGTTATTATGGGATCTCATCCCTATCATGATAGTCTCTCCTTTAGATAATTTTTGTTTCTAGTCTTCTGTAATAATGTGGGTATCCATTTCTATAATATCATCTATTGAAGGTATTCCATCGGTATTTTTTGTTATTTTAGGTCGAGGATGTTGGGCTCTTACTTTTTCCATCTCTGTGTTTAGGACAGGCTTTGTATTGGTTGCTACGTGATATAAATAAGCAACATCGGCTACATTATACAAAACTATATTAGGGTGCGTGGAACATCTGGAAGCTCTTCTAAGTAAATTTTTTTCAGAGTAGCCTATTGGATTTCCTAAGAATTAGGTAAGCTCCCACAAAGCTGCTGGGAATTTCATTTTCCATCTATATTGAGGCTACTTAGCGCATTAATAATCAATATAATTTGCATCTTACGGGATGAATGCATCTTCTGTTTGATAATCCCAGACTAGGAAGGTTTTTTCTTCCATTTATTTTTAAATTTCCTTCATTTTATCAGATCCGTTTTCTAAATAAATTGTTGCAACTTCTTGGTCTGCGTAGAAGGTAAAGACAATATTTTTTGTTGTGCTATTTCCCTCCACATCGAAAGCTAGCACTCTATAGTTTTCCAAAATACTCTCAACTGAAACTCGTCTAATAATAAAATCATCTTCTTTCCAAGCCAACTTAAACCATTTCTTGATGGTATAGATGTTGAGAGCTTCTCCTTTAGATAGATTGACTCTCTTTTTTATTTTATGGGATCGTTCCGATAACCACCTAGTTCTTCTATGCATTGGCATTTTTTCGTGTAGGTCCATTATGGTCTGTTCGAGAGTGCTCATGAATTTTGGTTTTGAAGTTTATTTTTCTGGTAAAAATTCGGCTCCTTCAATTTCTTGTTCCGCTAAAGACTCAATTTTTTCAGTGGCCACGCCCCCTATTATCACATCTCTATATAATATCATTTTATATTCTCTGAATTATTTGATCTTTTAAAAGTCTCTGAGGTGTAGACTAATAGGGAGCACGGGGTCTTTAGCTTTTTGGGCATGTGATCTGCAGGTGGTGTCCTGGTTGATCACTTTTACGAGATTAGGGGTCATGTCCTCATTCCAATCTATGTCTTCAACTGACATTTGACCTTATCCTAATTCCTCAGGCAAATCTTTCCAAGTTGAGGTCAACCCCACTCTTGTATGATCTTCTATCCATTTTGGAACTCTAGTTTTTTCAAACTTGGGTTCCTCAGGGAGTAGATCATCTCTTGAGTAGAGATCATCAAATGGTTTTGCCATAAGTCGCTTTT